ACCCAACTCTCGAGAATTTCTTAGAGAAGAAATACTATAGAAACAGAGAAAATTGTCCTATGTATTTTGGTGTTGACGACGCTGGGGTGCAAGTGTTGCCGCACATCTTAGACCAGGTATTGGAGAATTTTGATGCTACTAAGAATCCTGGCTCTCCCTTATGTTTTAAATTCCCGACTAACGCAGGTTTGAAAACAGTCAGAAATGAATTGTTTGATGTCGTAGAAGAAAGATTGAGTAAACTTCAAGTTTTAGGCCGTATTTTACGTACTTATGACTCTCTTTCCGACGGCACGCCCATGGAAGACTTGGGTCTTGCAGCTCTTTGGTCTATGGACGCTTTGAGTGCAGAAGGCTATCCTAGTGAAATCTCGACGCTCTTGGTTGAATTCGGCTTTTGTGACCCTGTGTTGCTAAAGAAGAAATCTGAAGGGCGTAAGTTCGGGAAAGATCCTAGGTTAGTGTGCATGGTGTCAGCAATCGACACTTTCATTAGACGTCTTCTTCTTGGAGATGCTTTGAAAGAAGAGCAATCTAGAGACGACTTGCCGATTTGTACAGCTTTAGATCTTACCACTCCAGCTCAGACTGAGAAATGGAGGGCAAGGTTTGCTGCATTTCGAGCCATGAAATCTTCAGACGTTCAAGGTTTCGAGTATGCTATGCACCCCTATCATCAGTACTGTAACCTAAAACGTTACTCTCACGTTATGGATTTGGACTTTTCCGACGTTCGAGATTCTGTTGTAATTGATTTGTTGACTGCTATCACTTTTTGTGATGTGCACCGGTTGTTGCAAACCGAGGAAGGTCGGCTTTTCACCTCTTTGCCTGGTGAGCAATCATCAGGTCGTCTAGACACCTACTCATCCAATTCTTTTGTACGAGGTTTTACTTCGTACGAAGCCTATGTAGTCACGTACATGGTTGAAATTCTTGAGTTGGGTGGCACTCACATTTGTGCGCTTTCCCGTAACACACCCGCCTACTTTCAATTAGTGCCGTCGAATGTTCCGCAAACGTACAATGCTGGAGACGACAACCTGGATTCAGTTTTGACTAGTACGGCTGAGACGTATTTAGCGTTGAATTACATTATTACAGATGAAAAGATTCAACGTGGAACATACGACTTTTGCTCTACCATCTTTGCCCCTTCAGGTTGCTATCAGGAGAACATCAGAAAGTTTGTTTTTCACATGGTCGTTGCTGAACGAGACCATGTGGTTGACCGTTATCGCGCTTTTCTAAGTTGTTTTCGCAACCACCCTCTTTTCGAAGAAGCTCATGCCGTAATTATGCATGAGTATCCGGAACTAGTTGCGCCTTCTCTGGTGGGGGGAGGTGAAAAACAACAAGATGAAGAGCAAGATGTCTAAAGTCAAAAGCGCGGTTAAAGCCTCCGCCCCCAAAGTGGTTAAGGAAGTTAAAACTAGAGCAAGGCGCAAAGTCAAGAAATTGGCTCAGCAAGTCGTCTCTCGTGGTTTAGCAACTTTCTTAGGTTCAGGCGACTATGTGACTTCTGAAGCCGTTAATTGCAACTCGTTGGTTAATCCTACGACAGCTTTTACAGGCCCGGAAGTTACTAACAAAGGTAGACGGGGCGTTAGAGTCGTTGAAAGTGAATTTGTTGGAGACCTAGTTTCAGGTCCAGTCATGGTTGCTGGAGGCACTGCTTTCAACAACCAAGTTTTCACTTTGAATCCTCAAAACGTGAACCTTTTTCCTTGGTTGTCTTCAATGGCGCCTCTTTTCGATCAATGGGAACCCAACGGTATCATTTTGAGGTTTAAATCTACCTCTTCAGAGTACAACGGAACTTCTCAAGCTTTAGGTACCGTAATGTGCGCCGCCGATTACGATTCAGCTGATGCTCCTTACGGATCAAAAGTTGAACTCGAAAACGCGGATTATGCCGTTTCGTGCAAAGCCTCTGAAAACTTCCTCATGGGCGTCGAGTGTGATCCTACTGAGCGTCCCACTAAACTTTTGTTTACGGGTCCTGGTGCTGGGTCTGCCACGTCGTCAAACTTGCACGACTTATGTCGTTTGCAAGTTGCCACGCAAGGTATGTCTGTAGCTGGTGTTACGTTGGGTGAGCTTTGGATAGATTATGATGTTACTTTTTATAAGAAGCAACTCACTGGTCTTTCTATACTTCCTCAGTTTCCAGCCGCAACTGCTCGTCACCCTTCGTACGCCATTAATCCCGGAGATCAGTGGACCGAGGATTGGGCAAATTTCGTCATTACTCAACATGGCTTGAATATTGCCATGGGTATTGACGCTAATGGTAGTCATTTTATCTTCAACTACAATTCTACAGGTGCCGAGAGGTACATGTTGACTATGTTTTTGGATTCTTCAACAGACAATGACTCCATTATTGACCCCACTGGATTTGTTGTCCCCGTCGTCAGCCAGTGTACTTTCTCTACTCTGGACTTTAATAGTCCAGGTAGAGTTAGGACTTCTGCTGCGAACGGACGTAGATACTATAGTTGGTCTTCCACGTTTATTCTTAACGCTGGTGCCTCTAGAAAAGTCTACGTCGGCAACAACAATGAGCCAACAGCCCCGATCACTCTCGAACGACGTTTTGTCATTCAGCAAATCAACGAAGCGGTCGATTGTTCAGTCACGTAAGTTAGATGCGCGTAAAATTAAATCTAACCAGTCATTATATTTTAACTCCTGTAGAGTAAAATACACGTTACCGCGAGTAAGC